TATGGCATTTGAGATGGCACTTCTAGGTACAGGTGTTATGAAAGGTGCGTTTGCTGTAGACAAAAAATATTCTAACTGGAATGAGGACGGTGAGTATGATCCTATCATAAAGACTTTACCAGAGTGTGACCATGTAAGTGTATGGAACTTTTATCCTGACCCTGAAGCAAAGTCTATGGAAGAAGCTGAGTATGTTGTACAAAGACATAAGATGTCACGTACACAACTACGCAAGTTAAAGACACGTCCTTTCTTTATGGACGATTCTGTACAGTTAGCTATAGACAAAGGACCAGATTACGTACAAAAGTACTGGGAAATGACTATGGAAGATGATGACACTCAACCAACATCAGAGCGTTGGGAAGTGTTAGAGTTTTGGGGTTTTGTAGATACTAAACTTTTAGAACAACATGGTGTTGACATACCTAGTGAACTAAGCGATTTAGATGAGGTTAACTGTAACGTATGGATATGTAACGGTGAAGTACTACGTTTTGTACTAAACCCATTTAAGCCTACACGTATTCCTTACTACGCTGTACCATACGAGCATAACCCATACTCATTCTTTGGCGTTGGTATCGCTGAGAATATGGATGATACACAGACATTGATGAATGGCTTTATGCGTATGGCTATTGATAATGCTGCACTATCAGGTAATCTTATCATAGAAGTAGACGAGACTAACTTAGTTCCCGGACAAGACCTATCAGTTTATCCTGGAAAGATTTTTAGAAGACAAGGTGGCGCTCCAGGACAGGCTATATTTGGTACAAAGTTTCCAAACGTAGCTGGTGAAAACATGCAACTATTTGATAAAGCGAGGGTTTTAGCTGATGAGTCAACGGGATTCCCATCATTTGCCCACGGACAAACAGGTGTCAGTGGTGTTGGTCGTACTGCTTCTGGTATTAGTATGCTTATGTCTGCTGCCAACGGAAGTATCAGAAGTGTTGTTAAGAACGTAGATGACTACTTAATTAAACCACTAGGTAAAGCATTCTTTGCATTCAACATGCAGTTTGACTTTGATGAAGAGATACGTGGAGACTTAGAGGTAAGTGCATCTGGTACAGAAAGCTTAATGGCTAATGAAGTACGTAGCCAACGCTTGATGCAGTTCTTACAAGTTGCACAAAATCCAGTACTTGCACCTTTTGCAAAAATGGATTATATTATACGTGAGATTGCAAAGAGCATGGACTTAGATCCTGATAAGGTAACTAATTCTATTGCTGATGCAGCTATACAAGCTGAAATATTAAAAGGCTTTCAAGCACCTGCACAAGAGCAGATGGCACCTGAAGGTCAAGGTGTACAGGATGTAGCTGATACATCTGGAGGTGGAGGTTCACAAATAGGAGTCGGTACAGCACCACTACCTGAAGAACAAGGATTTACAGGCAATGCACCTCAAGCAGTTGGTCAATGATAAAGAATGCTACGAACAGTTTCAACAACACATAGATGATCTGATATACGTAAGACAACGTACAATGGAAACAAGTAATGATTCTGTTGTGATGTATAGACAGCAGGGTGCAATAGATGTACTTAGAAAACTTAAGTTACTGAGGGAGACAGTAAACGGTGGATGACGAAAAGCAAAAAAGTTTTTTAGATATGTTGACTTCTCCTTTAACAGGAGACTACAGAAAGAAAAAACCTGCTAGTGTCAAAGCTGCAGATGTAGCAGTAAGTATGACTCCTGTTGGTTCTGCAGTTGAAATAGCTGAAGAGTTAGATAAAGAAGATCCCAGCTATGGTAAAGTAGCTATCATTGCAGCAGGTGATGCGTTAGGTGCAGCCATACCTGCAATGGGACCAGTTGCTAAAAGTTTAATAAAGCAGTCTGATAAAGTAGTAGATCTTAAAGATGTACCTACAGTAGAAGCTGCAGGTCTTACAGATGAGGCCATTGAAGCGTGGCGTAAAGAAAATGCTACATCAGACGAGTTTCGTAAGTCTCTTAAAGGCCGCAATGAAGAACTACAAGACTTAGCTGCTGGTGTAGAAGAAGGTAGAGTATTTACTAGTACGTATAGAAAACGTGCAGATGAACTAAGGCCAATACGTAAAGTAGAAGAAGTACCAAAGCCAGCTACGTTTGTAGAAGCAGTAAGTGCATTAAATGCAGGTAAGCGTAAAAAACCTATGATTGGTTTGAATGCTTCTATACCAGAAGGTGATATAGTAACTGCAAGACTAGACATAGACGCATATACAGATTATGATGTTTGGGTTCCAACTCTAACACACCCTGAACTAAAAACAGTATATAAACCTTCTGTTATATTAGAAGATGTATCTTTTATAAAGCCAGAAGGACGAGAACCTAAGAAAGCTTTAAGTGTAGCTAAAGGTGGAGCTAAGGCTCCCTTTGCTGTTATGACAGGTAAGTATGTTGATGCTACAGATGATGAAGCATATAGGATTGCACAGGATGTTTTTGACAATCCTGAATTTACACAAGTAGGCTATGACCCTACACGTAGAGGCTTCTTTTATGATAGAGAAACAGGAGAAGCAATAGTAGAAGCAGATACAGTAGTTCAAGTAGGACACTTAGTATTAGCACGTAATGCAAAGAAAATGGATGCAGAAGCATTTGGATTTAGTGAGGGCGGTATGGCGTTAGAAGATCAAATGGAAATGAACTTTGGTAAAGAAGTACCAGAGAACACAGTAGGTGTAGATCCTGTGTCAGGCAATGACATACCTTTAGGTGCAACAGCAGAGAATGTACGAGATGATATACCTGCTAACCTCAGTGAAGGTGAGATAGTTGTACCTGCTGATGTAGTAAACTTTCATGGTGTAAAACTATTTGAAGATCTTCGTGAAGAGGCCAAGAGAGGCTATGCTCAAATGGCACAAGACGGACGCATGGGTGGTGAGCCTATGATGGAAGACTCCGATATGATGGCTGATCTAGACATAGATCTTTCTGTAGAAGACTTACAGGTAATGGATGATGAAGAACCTGTAGAGATGAAAAGAGGTGGTATTGCTAGGCTTGGTGGTGGACCAACACTAGGACAAAGACGTAGGGCTGCTGCACAAAAAACCTCAGCCTCTACTGCAAGAGCCAATAAACAAGCTGCTGTTTCAAAGTCTAAATCATCAGCAGCAGCACATAAAGCTTTTATGGATAGAATAAGTAAAAAAAGAAGTAGTTCAAAGCCAAAACCAGCACCAGTAGTAAATGTTCCAACAACAGCAGGTCCAACACGTCCACAACTAACAACAAAACCTGCTACATCTGATGATGTTAGACCTGGTGGACAAACTATAGCAGAACAAATAAACTTTGGCGGTGACTATGAACCAAGATCAGCAGCAGATATCAGAGCGCTTGGAGGAAACCAAGGAGATGAATTAAGCTTTGGGCAAAAACTTGTAAAAGGTGCTAGAGAACTGTTTGATACAAGCGAGGATATTTCTAACAGATTTGCTACAGAAGAAGAGGAAGAAGGAATAAATGTTAGGTATTATGATAAGCCTTTTTACCAACGTTTTATGGAAGGTATAGGGTTTGACGAAGGCGGTCTTGTAAATCCAGAACCGTTCTACTCTCAAAAGGGTGGCTTTGACTTATCTCATATGCAAAACACAGGAACTGTTGTTCAAGAGTATATGAACGATGAGGGTCACAGAATATATATAACCTTTGTTGATGGTGTACCTCAAATGGAAATACCTGAAGGTTATTACCCTGTAGGTGAGGGAGTCAGTTTAAACACAGTAGTTAACTCATCTATACCAACTATGGATGGTATATCTCCAGAGCCTGTACGCAGTGAAGGGTCAGACATGGGTGATGACCCTAGTGTAATGGCTCCAGCGCCAGATCCTGTTAACTATAAAGAACTATCTATAGATGAACTAAAGTCAATGGTATCAGACCAGAAAAGCATGGGTACTAAAATCTTTGCAGGGCTAAGTCCACTAACTAAGATTATTATGTGGGATCAAACTAGAAGAACTAAGGGTGAAATAGAAAGAAGAATAGAAGATCCTAATACTTCTGAAGTAGATAAGATGAGACTAAACAACTTATTAGAACTTATGAATAGAGAAGAACCAGGATTAGTAAAAACATTATTAGATAAAGCTACAGGTAAAGAATTTGAAAGAGTTGTATCTCAAATACCAAAACCAGTAGTTCCTGATGTAGACTACAGCGATCCAACACTAGCACCAGATCAAGGTATATACACACCTGACCCACAAGTAGAAAGTGACAAAAAGATACCTACTGTTGATCCAGAAGAACCTTATGTACCTGAGCCTACAGGAACAGCAAATGTATTCTCTGATGAAACAATAGAGGCTGCTAAGAAGATATCACAGGAAGCTGCAGCTAAAGCTTTTAGTACACCTCAACAGAAAGCAGCAAAAACTAGAGTAGAAGAAGCTTTATCCACTGCTGCTCCTACTGAACAAATTATGCAACCTGATAAAAAAGAAAGAGAAAGAAGAAGTACTGCTCTTGACTTCTCTCCACAAGCAACAGCAGCAGCTAGACAATCTGCAACTTCTGCAGCCACAAGGCTAGGTCTTGATCCTACAGCTAAACGTGGAGGTCGCAACAAAGGTGGATTAGCTACCAAAAAAGGCAAGAAGAAAAAATCCAAATAACTATAAGGCCACTCAGCTACGGCTGACCCCAACATAAAAGGAGATATAATATGGCTGAAGGTGGAACTATGCTTCATGAGAAGCAAAACATTAAGTCTGTGCAGATGAACTCTGCTTCACACGCACGTAACGAAGCACGTATAAAGCAAGATGAAGAAGAACTTGCAGAACTGATAAAGCAAGCTAAAGCTGCTAAAGGCATAACTGATGAAGAAGAAACCACGGAAGTTGAACCCAGTAGCGAAGAGCCTAAAGCTGAATCAGTTCAGGCAGAGAGTGATACCAAACAAAAAGAAGAATCTAAAGCAGAAGCACAAGAAGATGACTCTAACTTAAGTGCTGAAGAAAAAAACTTCAAGAAACGTTATGGTGATCTACGTAGACATCAGCAGAAAAAAGAAGAAGAGTTTACTGCTAAGATAGAAGCACTAGAAGCACAACTAAGTAAAGCTGCTAAGAAAGAACTTGTATTACCTAAAACAGATGAAGAGTTAGAAGCTTGGACTAAAGAGTATCCTGATGTTGCAGCTATCATAGAAACTATAGCTGACAAGAAGTCTAAGTCTGCAGCTAAAGATCTAGAAGAGCGTATGGCTGAATTAGAAGAGATGCGTGTTAATGCTCATCGAGATAAAGCAGAAGCAGAACTTGTTAAGATACATCCTGATTTTATAGAGATACGACAAGACGATGCATTTCATACATGGGCAGAAGATCAACCTAAGTGGGTACAAGATGCTCTATATGAAAACGTAGATGATGCAAAATCTGTAGCACGTGTAATAGATTTGTATAAAGTAGATAAAGGTATTACTTCTAAAAAGAAAGCTAAACCAGAAGAAAAAGCAGCAGCATCTTCAGTTAAGACAAAAGGGTCTGTACAAGCAGAACCTGATGAGACAAGTAAATACATCAGAGAATCTGAAGTAGCTGCAATGTCTATTAAAGAATATGAGAAGAGGGCAGACGAAATTATGGAAGCCCAACGCTCTGGTAATTTTATTTATGATATAACAAGAAAGTAGTTGACATTCTAACTATCATAGATAAAACTATAGCATATACACAAGATTAATGTGTATGCTTTAATCAAGCACTAGCCACACAAAAGACTTACCTCTAAGTATAGGCCCAGCGCAGATAGGGCGGCCACCCTTGAAGCATAGCTGACTACCCTAAAACGAAGAGCCTCTTCATGGTGGATATGTAGTGTTACTTCAACGCCATATCTATAAAGGAGAAACAATTATGGCTATAGCACTCGCATCGAGTACGAGTGGATTTGACGGCAACTTCAGCCCAATTATCTACTCCAAACAAGCGCAGATCGCTCTACGAAAAGCGGCTGTCGCAACTGCAATCACAAACAACTCCTACTTTGGAGAGATTGCCAATCAAGGTGATGTTGTACGCATCCAAAAAGAGCCAGACGTAACAGTCAACACTCTTGAGCGTAAAACAGCTATATCTATCGAAGACCTAGACGATAGTCAGTTTCAATTAACCATTGACCAAGCTAACTACTTTGCTTTCAAAATGGATGACATTGAAGATCAGTTTGCTAACGTTGACTTCGTAAGCCTAGCTGCAGATAGAGCAGCATATAAAATGGCTGACGCAATGGACGCAGACTTACTACAGTACATGTCAGGTCACGATTCAGCAGGGGCATACTCCTCTACTGTTTCAGGTACAGCACAGCACCCAACAGCAGGTAACCTAACAGGTGAATTTTTAACTGCTAACCACTTAGACGCTACTGACTTTGGTCAGTTAGGTAGTGCCGACTCTGCATCAACAGCTTACGCTGCAGGTGACTCAGTTCCACTAGCTGTACGTCTTCCAGGTGCTACATCACTATCATCAGACACTGTGTCACCATTGACAGTCATCGCACGTATGGCACGTCAAATGGACGTTGCAAACGTTGACTCACGTGGACGTTGGTTGGTAGTTGACCCAGTATTCATGGAGATCTTGAAGGATGAAGATTCACGTCTTCTAAATTCAGACTACGGTGGAAGCGGTCTACAAAACGGATTAGCTGTTAACAACTTACACGGCTTCAGAGTCTATGTATCAAACAACCTACCTGCTAAAGGTACAGGTGCAGGTACATCAGGTTCACTAGCACAAGACGCAAACTATGGTGTGATCTTGGGCGGTCAAGAAGACGCAGTTGCTTCTGCAGAGCAGATCAACAAAGTTGAAAACTACAGAGATCCTGACTCATTCGCAGACATTGTACGTGGTATGCACCTTTACGGACGTAAAATCTTACGCCCAGAAGCATTGGTATCTTGCCACTATAACGCTGCTTAATCAAGCTAAACTTAGAGGCTGGCTTTATGCTGGCCTCTTCGTACATCTGATATAAGGACATTCTCATGGGTACTATTACTACAGCAATGTGCAACAGCTTCAAGCAAGAGCTTCTTGGAGGTGTTCACGATTTAGACACAGATACATTAAAGATAGCTCTAATTAAAGGCTCACATACAGGTACGTATGGAGCATCTACAACCAACTACTCAGACGTAACA